TAATGTTACGTTATCTCAGGTGCACAGCTTAGCAGTTCAAGATGCTACAATTGGGACAACTGCTGACAACGTAGTAATGTCGCAGGCTATCTCTCTAGCAATTCAAAAAGCTGTAATGGCAATGAAGTCGGATGCTCCTGATCTAACTCAGGTTCATCAGATTGTTATTCATGATGCATTTCTCCAGACTAGTGCTGATATAGTAAACATGTCTGGACAACCAGGTAGTGGAGGGCCTATGTCTGTTGCAGATCTCCAAGCACAAAAGCTGCCTGCACTTACAGGGCGAGTAGGTTCTGTGCAGGATCTATTGTTTTTCTACTATGGAGGGTTAAGCGGATTATCTCCCATTACCTCTTATAGTGTGTCAGATCATCAGAAGGCTTACTACGCAACGCAAACTGCTTTGCCAGGGAGTACTAACTCAATGGCAGATCTAGAAAAAGCTTTCTATGATGGATTACTAGTCCCGTCTGGTTCATTGGCCGACAGGGAATTTGTTTACTGGACTGGATTATAATGCACATTGACCGCGCTGTAGCTATGAATGATGGACACTTTGTTAGCGAGAAGCACGCTTATATCGCTGAAATCATTCAAGATTTTAATCCATACTTGCAATTAGTTTGGATTCCTCCTGAGAATCGAGCGGCAGAGGATACTACTCCTCCGTTCGCTGTTATGGACACAACTCCTGGTAAGAAACCTTACGTGGTATTCACCATTAAGGAAGATGAATTAGATGAGCGAGTTTTAGCTCGTTTATTTCAAGGAGATTTATCCAACAATGATGTACTTGCTCAAATTGAAGCAGGTGAAAAAGCGCAGCAAGTCATGGACCTTAAGAAGAAAATGGAAGCTGCGGAAGAGCGCCAAGACTTCATTAAGAGCGTAGTNGGCTCGCATAAGCATTCNTTCAGGCACCACGGAAGGATTATTCCGAAGTGATTGTGTCCGATGTAGTTACGCGAGTGCTGCGGCAATTTGGTGACGAAGCATCTGTGCAAATTGGTGAAGAGGATATCATTCGTTGGATTAATGATATCGCCAAAGAGATCGCAGTACAGAATGATATTGGCCAAGCTGTAGCCACACAAAACTCTGTAGTCGGTCAGAACCTATATACTTCACCTGCTGATATGCTNGCTATTCGCTCTATTTATTACAATAAGCTTAAGTTAGATTTCTATGAGCGTACTGAGTACGATGCNTANGTTAACGCTAACGATCCTAATGAGGACTTAAGNGGTACTCCAATNCTCTATACTCGATACGTAAATGATCTGCTTTTCTATCCGAAGCCAGATACAATTCAAGAGATTAGAATTTGGTATTTCGCTCGCCCTGTAGAAGTTACTACGTCTACTGATCCTCTGCCNTTNAATGAAGAGTATCATAATAGAATCGTCGAATATTGTCTCCAACAGGCTTATCAAACTGATGAGGACTGGGACGCTGCGGAGAGAATGAAGGGTCAATTTGACGATGGAATGATTAGACTTAAGCAGCTTGAATCTTCAGGTGAAGAAGAGTTTTATAGTGTGATTACAGTACTACCGGAGGATTCGGGGTATTACTAATGCCGGGTGAACCGATTCGTTTAGGGCCTTTTGTTGGTGGCATCAACCAGCTTTCTGATCCTACAGCGCTACAGGACAACGAATTAGTAGATGCTCTTAACCTGGAACTAGACTTAGACGGTTCATATATTGGTCGGCCTCCTTTTTACGACAATGCAGAAACGTCTACTGGAACCGGGATGAAACTCCTAGGTTACTATATTACAGCTGCTCATACTAGATTGGTTGGCTGTAACTCCTCAGGAATTTGGCTATTTGAGGGGGGTGCTTGGTCTATTGTAGCATCTACCTCTACTGTTACACCTTCCTGTATGATTCAGTACGACGATAAAGCTTACATTATTGCAGATATTACTTCCGCTGGTTCTGGTGGATATATCGATGATACAGGTGTATATAATACGGTTACTGCAATCAAAAAGGGTGGCTCTGCTGTAATCCATAAGGAGCGTCTCTTTGTGGTTCCGGGGGCTAATGCTTCTGGTTCTAATGGTACTCTGCTACAGGGTTCTGCACCTGCTGACTTTACTACCTGGCCTATCTCGATCTTCATTAATAAGGGTGACGGCCAGAANATCATGGANATTGTTGTCTATAACGATAACCTTCTCNTNTTTAAAGAAGACAGCACNTATGTANTAGCGTANGANGCAGACCCTACNGATGCTATTACTCGTAAGGTTAACAGCCAGATTGGTGTCGCGGACGCTAACTGTGTTGTAGCTTATGAAAACCAGCTGTATGTACTACACCGTAACAACGTATACGAAGTAGTAAACTATGACTTCGCTAAGATCAATTCAAAGGTACCTCTCGAATTCGATNCNACTAANCCAGGNCCGTGGAGAACTCCGTTATTCTTAACATTGCTTGGCGACAGGCTCATTGTTAAGTACTACGCTAGAATCTATGTTTTTGGTTTGAAGTCTAAGGTTTGGACTAGGTGGGATACAGGAACTAGATATATTGGCCCTGCTGTAGCCGTGCCTATTCGCGGTGAAGGCCAAGCTATTCCTGAGTACTATATTGCTACAGCTGTTAACAATGCTAACGATATGTACGGTTTTAGAGATATCGTAGATGCCGTGCATACTGAGGATATCAGCTGTCTTATTAAAACCAAGAATTATGATCATGGTGTTCCGCATAGGTACAAGCGACTTCTATGGTGGGGTGCTGATGTCTCCACAAGTAGTGAGGTTGTTGGTACTGTTCAGCCTGTAATTGTTAACTTCTCCGTTACCTGGGATCAATTAGCCTCACATACCTGGGATGAGATTGAAGACTTTACCTGGGATCAACCTCTCGCGGTACCTGTAGTAATTGAAACTGTTGTTGGACCACAATCTGCTTTGCGTAAATTTGTGAAGTTTGCCAAGCCTTTACGATTTAGACAAATTAATTATCAGGTTGAATTTTCATACGACGGGACAGACAACTCTGGTCCCGTTAGATTCTTTACCCTGACTTCTATCGTAGGTACACGGCAGCATGTTTCCAAGTCGTTGACTTAGGAGGTAGACTTTAGGTATGAGTACGAGTTCGTATGCCGCAGGTTCGAAGGTCTATCGCGGTGGGAGTTCTGCTCCTAATATTGGCCCAGTTACAGATAAGACTGGCTATGAGGAGCGTGATCGCAAATATAAGACAAGGCGACGTAATAACGCTCTTCTGAGGCGTATTCAAGCTGGGCAAGGTAAGAATTACATGTCGTCCAATTACTTAAGTTCTCCACAGAATAGGACGTTGTAATGGCACGTTATATGGATGATGAGCCTGGAGCTAGCGGCCCAGCTAGGGTTGTTACTCCACCGCCGCCCCCTCCCCCGCGTAGAGTTGTTAGAGCTAAGAAGAGGTCTTCTGGCGGAAGTAGCCGTAGTAGTGGTGGTACTAATTACCGTCAGCAATCTTATGCTCGGAAGTCTTCTGGTGGAAGTAATCGAAGCATTAGCAGGAGTACCCCGCGTACTACTAATAGTAACGCCAAGGTAGTTAAGCCAGTTGCTCCGCCTAAGCCTCCTCCGCCGCCTTCGTCTAGCGTTTATCTTAAGAGTGATTCGACTTACCAGCGGCAATTAGCTGCCTATGCNAAGGCTTTATCTGACTTCTCGGCTGAGCAGGGTTTAAGTAAGGCTGACTACAACACTAATTACGCAAACACCCGTAGGGATATCGGCCTTGCTAAAGAAGATGCTTCTACTAATCTTGAAAACGATTATGCTTCTCGTGGGCTTCTTCGCAGCAGCCTTTATAACACGGACGTTGGTAAGCTTAATCAAGAGTACCAGAACCAATACACGGACCTTGATAAGCAGCGGACGGCCTTCCTGGACCAATTAACTCAGCAGCTAACTGGTTATAAGAACGAGCAAGCTACGCAATCGCAAAATGCTATGTCCGAGGCTTTACGTAGGCGAGCGGAAAAGTATAACCTCTAATGGCTGAGTACCGTGAACGGCCGCAAACTCACCGGCCCGCCCGTAACATTAACCTGAACCCTAACGATTTGGCTCGATTAATCGCTAAGGGGCAGCCAGGGAATGTTACTGGCGGTTCAGCCGGTAATCCTGGTATTCTTGGTATGATGAATAACCAGGACAACCAGCAAATTATGACACCTGCTTTTAATCCTATGATGTCTGTTGCAGACATGATGAACCCGGCTAGAATGCACCCGCCAAATGGTCCTGCTCCTGTTAACAATGCGCCTTCTATGTCGGCGCCTGGTACTAATCCTATGCAGAAAATCATGAGTCAACTTCAGCAATTATTAGCTAGTGGTCCTGGCGGTCCTGGGAGCTCTTCTTTTCAACCTATGCAAATGCCTACGTTCGATCCTAACCGCTACAAGAAACAAGCTGAAACTGCTGTAAATTCTGAGTTTGATCCTATTATTCAGCAGATTATGGCTATGCAGAAGCAGACTCAGGGTCGGGCCAATACAAACAAGTCGGCTGTAGCCGGTCTTTATCAGGGTGCTGTAAATGATATTAATGTCGGAGCGGGGCAGACGCAGAAAGACTATGATTCGACGGAGGCTGCTTCTAAGCAGCTTTATACGGACGAAAGAAACCGTATTGCTGCCGGATATGCCGCCGATGCTAATAGTCAAAGAGCAGAAGCCAAGCGATTAGGTACTGAGGCTTTAGGCGTTAACGAAGCTATTGCTAAGCAAAATGCTGATAAGAACTTCGCAGATCAATTGGGATCTCAGCAAATGCAGAGTTCTCAACAGGCTTTGGGTCAGCAAGAGCAAGGTGCTGCGGATTACGATAAGGCTATTGCTCAAGCAACTAGGCAAGAAGGAATCGACGCGCAAGGTAATATCATGCAGCAGCTTGAGGACTACATGTCTCAATCTAACTCTGATATTACTAGCACTAGGTCTCAAGCCGCAGGNGCCACTAATGATCTAATGATGAAGTTAGCTCAAGCTGCTTACGATCGTGATGCTCAAAATGCTCAATTCCAGTANACTCAGCAGCGTGATTACATGGGGGACCAAAANGACCTCTATGAAATGCAGCGACAGGCGTTAATGGATCAGCTAGAAGCTGCATCTAATGCTGGTGGTTCTGCTGCTGGACAGGATAAGTTAAACCCTTGGCAATCTGTAGCTAGTTTTGCTGATCAAGTTGATCCAGGACAAGGTCAAGACTTAGTTGCAGCTATTCAGGCAGCTATGAATGGNCGTCCTGAAATCTATGCTCGATCCAAGGGAGATCCAGTCGACATGAATCCGGCTCTATTTGCGAAGTTAATCGCAGATTACCCCGGAAATGAAGATATGGACCGCAATCAGTTAATGATGGTATCCCAAGAACTGTATCGTCTACTATACGGGACGTAATATGACGTACGTTGACGATTATGTTAAGAGGCTGCAACAGATCCAGGCGGTAAACGTAGCTGGTTTATCTGTTCCCCCGCCCGCTAGCAAATCGGATCTCGCTAATTTAATCCTGCGGAAAGCTCGCTCTGACTTCAGTGTCACCGAGCATCCTAGCCTTCCGAAAGAGAAGGAAAATAAGGGCGGAATTAAGTCCTTTGCGCTAGGTCTGCTGGATAAATTGTCACGTCCTAGTTACGCTTTTAATGAAGCTGCTCAAGAAGCCTTTAATACTGGTGACTCGATTGGTGATGTTCTGCATGGTGCTAAAGAGGGATTCTTAGGCCATAAGAAGACCTCATTTATTGATGTTTTGCAGAAGCAATACCAAGATGACATCAAAGACTCTGAAGAGTACAAGCAAATTCAGAGAGATTATGGCCAGAGCGAGGCTGACTGGTTTGAGGAGACCAAAAAGAGAGAAACGGACAAGAGTCTTAAAGCCATTATTGGCGGGACAATTGTTGATTTTACTCTGGACCCTCTTAATGCTGTTGGTGCTGGCGCTATAACCAAGCCAATTAAGGCTTTAAAGGGACTTACAGATGTAGACAAGGCTCTGGAGGGTGCCGAGACAGCACTCCGTCAGGCACCCACCAGTGACGTATCAGAGGCAGTCCAGGGTGCTGCGCAGGCTCCCGAAAAGGGCCTCGTGCAGGGTAATTTCGGAACTATTAAGCCGGACCCAAATGGATTCCCAAGAAGTTTACGACTTAATCTTTCAAAGGCTGCCGCAGGAAATGAAACAGCTACTGAAATTCCTAGAGTCACTGGAAAGTTTGCGTCTAATAGGCGACCTCCGACAAAATCAATCGAAGGCCAACCAGTCCAGGCTATGTACGGCGAAGAGGCAAAGTCTTTTGTTGAAGGATTAAGACAAACTCCGCGATTTGCTAACCTCTCTGATGTGTTCTCTAGAGATATCAGAGAAAAGGACTTCTCGGAGCTACAAAGGGCTAGAATTACTGATGAGACTGCCGCTGTTACTGATCAGGTTGCTAAGGGCAACCCGGCTGCGGTCGATTTAGTAACTAATAAGAGCATTGAGCCACTTCACCCTGTAGCCAGAAGATTAGTTGACAGTTCAGTGCAGCAAGTTGTACGAGAAATCGTAGAATCTGTAGCTGATCCTGCTAAGGCTAGGGCTGCGGGTAAACAACCTCGTCATCCTATTTATAATGCGCCTACTCAGAATAATATGTCGAGTAGGCTTACTAATGCTGCGCGTGCTGCCTTTACGGCGGAAACTGGGCAAAAGGTAACTAAGGCTGCTGCGGCTAGATTTGTTCCTGTAGTGTACGATCGCTACATTAACATGCTGAAGAATGCTGAAGAGTCTTTAATTACCAAGGGAAGAGATGAATTAACCGATGCCTTCTATCCTCGTGGTGGCATTAAGCCTAATTCTCCTTATCTTCGGCTTAGTGACGTGCTTGAGACTATTCCAAGGGAACTTGCTCAGACAGCAATTCTTGGTTCCCACGGCAAGGGGAAAGTTCTCCCGTCTATTCTTCTCAAGGCGATTACGGGAAGCCATGCGGCACTTGGGAAATTAGCACAAGAAAACAAGGCTCTATTTGACTTTGTTCAGTCTACGGACTGGGCGCCATTAATGGTCAAGGAATACGCTACTCGTACTATTGACGCAGCTAATGCAATGCATAAGACGGCTACAGANGTATCTGGCTTTATTGCTNCTAAGCTTGCTGANGAGAGTAGTGATGTTTCTAAGGCTGCTGTAATTGACANCACNGTAAAGGCTGGTAAGAAAGAATTCTCTAAGGAGATGCCTGAAGCTAAGTCATCTCTCAATGAGATGCTGGATGGTTTACGTAAGACTGTCCAGAATCCCATGCCTACTATTGTTGACGATATCATTGAACGCGGTAAGCAAAAGCTTGCNNCTAACGTATTCGATTCTTCTAAGGCGGNCGATGCTCAAGCGCCAAGAATTGAAGCTGCGGCCCAGGGTATTGAAGAGATTACGGAACTTCCTGCAAAGCAAGTTGGTGTTAATGCTGCGGCTGCTACTTCAGCCGCTGATAACATCTTTAGCAATGTGCTATCGTTTATTAAGCCGAATGCTGGATACAAAGATCTGCGGCCACTGGTTCTTAAGAACATTAGTGTTCGTAAGTCTAGTGCGGCTACACGCGCTCATGAGATTATTAAGATCTTTGGGATGATTCCCGAGGCTCAGCACATGGACTTCTGGAATGAAGTTCGTGGATTCATTCCTCCTGTAGCCGGTCATGAAGAAGCAGTTAACTTAATGCAGAAGATGATNGGTAATATGTTTGGGGAATCTGGCCTTGCTGAAAAATTTGCAGGTAATACTTCTCTCGCTCGCTCTGGGCTTAATATT